AATGAAAAATATGAGTGAAAAAACAATTACTATGCAACATCACATTGGTATATGTGATAATTTTATTATAAAAGAAGAGTGCGATAAAGCCATTGAATATTTTAAAGCAAGAGCAGCTTTTGGTGAAGCTTATCAAAGATTACAAACTGAAAAAGCAAGCATTACACAAAAAAACGATACTTCAATTTCTATAAATACTTGGATAGATGATTTTAAAACTCTTTTTATAAATTTTGATTTAGCTCTACAACGTTATATTGATAATACAGGATTAAAAGATTACTACAGTCAATTTAAATTTGTGCCTATGAAAATACAACAAACACTACCCACACAGGGTTATCATGTTTGGCATATTGAACATGGTTCGAGAAAAGACAACGCTCACAGAGTAATTGTATATACCATATATTTAAATGATGTTGAAGAAGGGGGTGAAACTGAATTTTTACATCAATCAGTTAGAGTTAAACCTAAAACAGGGCGAATTGTTTTGTGGCCCGCTGGTTATCCTTTTGTGCATAGAGGTAATCCTCCTTTAAAAGGAGAAAAGTATATTATGACAGGTTGGTTAAATTGTGAGGATTAATAAGAAGAAAAAGAAGTAGGTCTTGCACCTTTTCTTGCTATTTGATCAGCTTCACTTTCAGTAGTATTTACTGATCCGTCTTCATTATATGTAATAATAACATCTGCGTCCCAATCAGCTTGTAATTGAGCTAAATGTGCTGCATCCCATTTTGAAACAAACTGAGCTCTAAAATCACCTAATCCAGAGCTAGTCCATGTTGCATGAGGAGTGTGATCTCTAAACTCTACGCTATCATTGTAGTCATGATTATCGTCAATATATTGAATGGCCCAAATATTAGACCACTTTGAATCATTCCAAAAAGCATCATCATTTATTGCATAAGTAATTCCTAATGATTGACTTCTGATTACTTTGTCGTCAAATATTACTGTCCATGTTGCATTAGTTGCCATTATTATTCTCCTTAAGTTTTAATTACGTACATTACTGTTAAATATGGTTGCAGAACTGAAGTTGCATCACCAGAAAAAGTTGCGCTCATGTTGTGGTCGTGACCTGATCCAGATCCTGCACCACCAGTACTCGCAGGTGAAAAATATGCCGGTGGTCTAGACGGATAAGATCCCGGTGAGTTGTTGATTGCGTTACCACCACCTGGGTGTGTGTGCGGGGCAAGTTGAGCAACGGACAAAGTTGCATTGGCAGTTGAACCTCCAACGTTTCCAGTTGCAGTCACAGTGTTTGCTCCACCAGTTGAAGCTAATGCTTTGTTGTTAGATTTTGAAACTGCTACATTGTCTTGTAAATCCGGTAGGTTAAAAGTCGAGCCTCCGTCTCCAACTCCATAAGTAGTTGAAATAATTGCAAATAAATCTGAGTAAGTTGATCTTGAAACTGCTGCACCATTACATTCTAAGAAACCTGTTGGTACTGAAGCAGTAGACCATGGAACAATAGTACCTGTAGGAATTCCTTCGATACCTGTAAGATTTGCACCAGAAAAATCGTATTTTGTAGCTTCGTAATTTGACATAATCTATTATCTCCTATTTCTCTGTGTAAGTCCATCCAGTAGTAGCATCACCAGAAAAAACTAGTGAGAAAGCTGCACCCTGTGTGTTAACTGTTAAATTAGATGCTGCGTTAGCAATGTTAGAACTATTTCTATCAACAACTAAAGCATTTGAATCGAAATCATAACCTTGGTCTACAAATGTAACCATGTCACCTGTACTTGGTGACGCAGGGAGTGTAATCGTAACTCCTCCACCATTTGTATTTACTAAAAGTTGAGCACCTGCTTGAACTGTTTCAGCTGCAGTAACTGCTCTCCATACTTTTAATTCAGAACCTTTATTAACATTAGTTCCATCTGACCATAATTGATAAGTGTGACCTTCACATAAAAGAATTCCTGTTCCAGAAGAAGTTTTGAAAGTTAAAGTGTATCCTGCGTGATCACATCCATCCCACACTGTGTATGTTTTTTCTACAGAGTCAGGGATAGAAACTGTAAGATTTGCTTCTAAGGTACCTGTTAATTTTATTACTTCGTTTTTTCCATTAGAAACTGCACCATTAGTAAAAGTTAATGATCTAGCAGTGTCAGTTATATTAAAAGTATCATAACCACCAATTGCTTGTTCTAGGATTAATAAGTTTGTATTTGTAATTTGTCCCCAAGTTCCCGAGTTTTCACCGGTTGCTTGTACTGTAAGTTTTAGACTTGCTGATGTCGAGTTAGCCATTTTTAATTCCTTATATATTCATATTATTAAAAAAAGTGGTTTCTGTCAAACCCCTTTATGCAGCCACTACTTGCCATCCAGGTGGATCTATAGGTGCTGAACCCGTATCTACTTCGTTCCAGATTAAAGCACTACCACTTCCTACAGCTACAGTCAACCCAAATCCAGTTACATCTATGTCTGCATTTGCTGTAACAGAAGTACCTGTTCCTAATGCTGCTGTTAATGCTTGCCCTGTAATAGCGGCTATTGTATTTGCATCACCAACAACTGTGCCTAATGCTGCTGTTAATGCTTCTCCTGTAGGAGTAACAACATGATCTGCTACACCGGCTACAGTACCTAAAGCGGCAATCATGAAATTGCCTGTAATCATCGCATCTGGTGCGGGGTCTATATTAGCTAAAGTTAATTGTGCAACATTTAAAGTATTGGCCGTAATAGTTGCATTAGCTTGAACCGAAGCACTAGCTAAAGTAGCTGTTAATGCTTGACCTGTTACACTTACATTTGCCCAATCTCCTTCAGCGCCCCAAACCCATTGACCCCAAAAATATCTACCCCAACCTGATTGGTTATAGGCTTCAAGAGAGCCAAGAGCCATTGTTGCAAGATTAGTACTTAACATTGCATCAGGGCCCGCGTCTGCGCTTGCGAGTGTAGCTGTTAATGCTTGACCGGTTGGATAAGCACTGGTAGTTCCAATTACGGATGATGGACTAGAAAGGGCAGCAGTTAAAGCCTGACCCGTAGGAGTATTAATATAATCGGTTTTACTTGTTTCATTACCCAAGGAAGCAGTTAATGCTTGCCCTGTTAAACTAACAGTAATATTACCGAGTAAACCCCAGGTGCCGAAACCCCAGGTTAGTTTATTCCATCCTGCTGACATAGGAAGTTACCTCCCTATTATCCTGAGACTCTAAGAATTGCTGCTGTTGAAGTTGCTGCTGGGAATTGAACTGTGAATGTACCAGAAGTAGCCGTTTTGTCTCCGCCGAAATCTAAAACACATACCGCTGAATTTGTAGTAGTCGATGATGTATTATAAATTAATGCTCCTCTAGCGGTTAATGTAACACCTGTCCATGAACGATCAGCCCAGTCGACTCTAGCCACACCTGCAGTCATAGAAGTCCCTGAGTTAACTAGTTCTCCTCCACCTGCTGCGTATTGACCACTGTCACCAACTTCGTTTGAAGCTGAATATGCAGTAGTAGCTGAGTTTAGCGTCGCCGAAGAAGTGTAAAGACTAATTTTAAAAACATCGCCACCAGAAGCCTTCCCGTTGAAGTCTCCTTCCATCAATAACTTTTTAAAGTTGTTTGCAATTGCTTGTGTTATAGCCATAGTTTCTCCTTAACTTATTTTCCTATACGAGGAACACCGCTTTGATATTCGTCTCGTCTTCGTCTTCCCATTTGTTCTATTGAGAAGCCTTCAATCACTTGTTTATACTTTCCTTCGTATAATTGCAAGAGATCATTTGGCCCCTTTAGAAAAGAAAATGCTTCTATAAGGCATGCATACAAAAGCCCATTGGGAAAGTATAGACTTAAATATGTTGTCGTATTTGTACTAGATAATCCGGGGTCTTTCAAGATATAATTTAACTGGATTGTATAGGTCGCATCCGGGGTTGGAGCCACGACTATAGTATCTTTATCCCACCAACTATAATATTTAGGAACCCCTGCCGCCCCTTCAGGATTAAATTCTGACATAAAACTTGTGTCTCTATATTGTAAAAAATCTCTATTGCTTGAAGCTCCTACTCCTGAAGAATCTGTTATTTGAGCTGATCTAATAACCAAGGCGTCTGCTGGTGTATCAATAAATCTTGTTGAAGCAATCATCTGAGCAGTTTTATATCTTCTACTCGCATCCATATCTATTTCCCGCTGAATTTTCCACTCGGCGTCTTCAATAAAACCATTTATAATAGCATCGGTTAAAACAGTTGAAGTAACCTCTGTGTAATTTCTAATTTTGTCAACTAATTCTGCGTATGTCATATTATCCTTGTTGGAAATCCAATGGCCCTGCTAAGACTTGGAATCCTCCTCCTTTTGCGCTTGCTGATGCATTTGAAACCAAATTAAAAGTATAACTATTTTCTTGAGTCACAGTTGATGGTTGCCCAGCTTGCTTATGTGTTGTTTGTACCATAGTTATTGAATAACCGCCATAAACTTTTGCACCTGAATCATGAGTGCCAGCCGTAGTATTCTTAGGTACTATTCCTCTAAATTGAGAATTAGTTCCTCGAATACACCCTGTAAAAGTATTTGCTGCATTTCCAGTATACTGAATTACTTCATTAACATAGTCACCTACTTTTAATCGTGTAGTGGAACCCGCAGCTAAATCAGCTTGAGTTATAACTTTTTCAATTATAAAAAAACCTGCACTGGGAAAAGCTGATGAATCTGCAACAGCAATACTTGTAGCAGTTGCCGTAATGTCTGCCGACAGGGTAGTTGATAATTCAAAAGTTGATGTTGCTACTCCACCCACAGAAGATTTAACTTCTGTGAATCTTACAATATCATTATTTGATCTATCACTAAATGGTTCTGAAACTGTAACTTGTTTAGATGCAGCTGCAGTTGTAAAAGGATTTTTAGGTAAAAAATCTTGAGTACCAAATTCTGTTCTTGCAGGTCTAGCTTGTTCTAGTCCTTGAGGATCTGCAACAAATGGTTTTGGTTCTAATTGCGGTTGCTTAGGTTCATATTCTGAAGTATGAACAAAGGCGCCATTCCATTCGGTCACCATTTGTTTCCATGGAAAAGCTAATCCACTTCTATCTGAAATTGCTAATGCATATTTTCCTTTTGCAAACTTTGACATTATATCTCCGGATAATAAGTTTTAGGTGAAAGATAAATACTTGCGGGAGAACCATCTTCTTGTAGAGCTCTTTGCAATTCATCTTCATATAATAATTTCATTTCTTGTGTTCTTTGCGGAGCTTTTTTCTGTGACATATAGTAAGCTAGACCTGCACACATACAAGGTACAAATCTGTTAACTACATCTGCTTCGTTAGTATAGACCCCGGCATCTTGAATTCTTT